TAATTGATAAATTATTAAATGATTTTTCAAATACTTTAACAAATGATAATATAACAATTTTAAATAATTCAACAAGTGAAACAGTAATTATTCAAAATAATTCAATTTCAAATAATTCAACTTTAAATCCTTTTATAATTCAAAAAACTGGCGGACAAAATTTAAATATTCAATTTGATACAAATATAATAATTGATGCTTTTTCACAAGGTGATATTGAATTAACTGCTCCAAATATAAACTCTTATGGTTATTCAATGCCAATATGTTTTGATATTTTAACAATTAATAGAACTGTTAATTATAGTTCTGGCGGTCAAACTTGGTTACTTGCTTGGGTTGAAAATGCTAATCTACCAAAATATTTTTTTACTGAAAATCCTTTATCTTCTTATACATCATCAAATTGGAGGATTGATTTTACAATTAACACTTGGAATAATGGAAGTCAAAATAATAGTTCTGACAAAGGACTTGCATATTATATTGAATTTGAAGACCAAAACAGTAATATTTATACGCCTATAATGTTTAATTCAATAACGCCGTTTTGCTGTCATAATAATAATTCAACTTGGAGTGGCGGTGGTTCTATAACTGAAATTCAACCATTTACTTGGATGGATTATGTTGATTTTTCTGGTTTAATTGGGACTTCATCAAGTAATCTACCATTAAAAATTAATTTATATTGTGCTTTTGATAATCCTAAAGATTTTACTTTTAATATGAAAGTTGGATTAACAAGAACAAATATATTGCCATAAAAATTATTATAAATTATATAATACTATTATATAAAATGCCCGCTCCAATTATAGTTAAAATTAATTCAAAAACTTATTCAATACCAATTTTAAACGGTGAAATGGACTCTTTAGTTCAAGAAATTCAAACAGTTCAAGAAGATATAAGAAGATCAACTGAACGAAGAAAAAATGCTTTGGATCAATTAGATAATATTTATAATAATTTATTATTAATTTATATTCAACAAACGGGACAATATCCAAGTTAAAAATAATAAATTTAATTATCAACAATAAATTTTAATATAAAATACATTTCTTTTTCTAAACCATCAAAACGACAATAAAAACCACTCTTTTTTTCATATAAATCAACATTATCAACCAAAAAAATATATATTAATGTTAATTTTTTCTTATCTTTCAAATTCATTATTTTTTTACATAATTCATTTATTTCTTCTTTATTCATATAATTATATTTATTAAAAATTGTTTATATAATTATATTCATTTTATTTTTGAATATGAAAAACTTGTATTCTTTTTAGGTATTTTTCCATAAGACACAATATTTGGCTTCATAATACCTCTTTCAATTCTTCTTGCATATTCTTTCTCCCAATCTGGCCCATAAGTCATTTTTAATTTATCTAATTTAATAATATTTACTTCATCCTCACTTTCGCGGGGCATAAATCTAATATCAATTGGTTTTTCTTTAATAATCTCTTTTGGTTTTTTAATAATCTCTTTTGTTTTTCTTTTTCTGTTTGACTATTATATATTTGTTTCTGGGTTCTTCTCATTTTAGAACTACCTTCTTTTGCTTGTTTTTCTGCTTTTTTTCTATTTTCTAATATTTCACTTAATGTTGTTTTAGGTTCTTCTATTATAATTTTTTCTTTAATTTCTTCTTTTGGTTTATTTTTTAATAAATCAATCAAATCTTGCATTTTTTCAATAGTATTAAAATTTTGTAATAATTGTAAATTTAACATTATTTTATTTGTTTGCATTCTACCTTTATAATTTAATTGATTTAATGCTTTTTGTATTTTTTCAATTGGTGTTATTAATATTAATTGTTGTAATTCTGAACTTTTATTGTCAAATAATATTTCTTCTGTATTTTCTTTTATAATTTCTTTAATATTATCTTTTTCACTATTTTTATTTTTTTTTAATTCTTTTTTTAACATTTTTCTTGTTAATTTTTCTTCTTTTGTTAAATTCTTCTTTTCTTCTTTTGTTAATTTTTTTAATTTTTGACTTTTTTTATCTTTTAATAATGGTTCATTTGGTTTTTTTATTTCATCTTCTGTTTCATATTCTTTTTCATATTTCATCATTTTATTATTGTATTTGTTAAGTTTATCAATTATATCTTTTTCTTCTACTTTTGGAACTTCTTTTATTTTTGGTTCTTTTTTCTTTTCTTCTACTTTTGGAACTTCTTTTATTTTTGGTTCTTTTTTCTTTTCTTTTACTTTTTGAACTTCTTTAACTCCTTTTTTTATTTTATATTCATTTTTACAATCCTCCGAACTTAAAGCACATCCATAAGAAATATTATTGCGTTTTGCATATTCTTTAATATGATTAACCCAATCATTAGCCATTTTATATAATATATTATAATATATTTTTTTTAATAACAATATTATTATTTAATACAATTATTAATATATTTATTAATTTGTAAATTTTTTTTCTATAATGATTATATAATGAATGAACGAACAAAAACCAAAGATATTGAACTTGGATTAAAAAATGAAAAACTTATTAAAAAAAAACTTTCAAATTATTTTGGTTTTAAATTAAAAAAAACTAAAGATATTTATGATAAATTTGATTTTTATAATAGAAAAGAAAATATTTATATTGAATTGAAATCAAGAAGAATTGAAAAAAATAAATATAAAACAACTTTATTGAATTTAAATAAAATAACAAATATTGATAATAATATAAATATTATTTATTTTGTTTTTATGTTTAACAATTGTTTAAGTTATATTAAATATAATAAAGAAGAATTTGATTTATTTAATAAAATTGATACAAAAGTATTTAGAAACAATAAATATGAAATTGTTAAAAATATTGAAATTGATATTAATTTATTAATTGATATTATTTAATATTAAAAATATGCTATAAATCAACAATCTACCTTTTTTAAAAAATCTATGTTTTTTATACCTTAAAACCAAAATAATTTTTTTATTTGAAAAAAATATATTTTTTTTTTTTTGAAATAAAATAAAAGTTTTGATTTAAGGGGCTTTATATTAAAAAAAACATAGAAACATAGAAACATAGAATTTTAAAAATAATAATTATTATATTTATTAATTTTTAAAATAATAATATAAATTAATTATATAATATATAAATGGATTTACAAAAGTATATAAAAGAAAAAAGACCAAATTTAAAAGAGTCTTCAATTAAAACTTATTACAGCATATTATCATCATTATATAATAAAATATATTCTAATAAAGATTATGAAATTAAAAATTTTGATGATTATAAAAAAATATTAGATTATTTAAAAGACAAAGAATTTAATAAAAGAAAAACAATATTATCTGCTTTATATATTTTAACTGATAATGAAAATTATAAAAAGAAAATGATTGAAGATATTGAAAAATATAATAATAATAATGATAAACAAATAATGAGTGATAAAATGAAAGAAAACTGGGTTGAAGTTGATTTTATTAAAGAAAAGTTAAATAAATATGAAGAAGATTATAATTTTTTATATAAAAAGAAAAACAAAGATTATAAAGATTATAATAACATGTTAAATTATATTATTTTATTATTATATAGTGGTTTATATATTCAACCAAGAAGAAGTAAAGATTATATTGATTTTGTTATTAAAGATATTGATGAAAAGAAAGATAATTATTTAAAAGGTAATAAATTAATATTTACATCTTATAAGACCAATAAATTTTACGGAGTTCAAGAAATACCAATTGATTTAAAATTTAAAAATATATTATTAAAATGGATAAAAATAAATCCAACAAAATATTTATTATTTGATAGTAATTATAATAAATTAAATGCAATACAATTAAATCAAAGATTAAATAAAATGTTTGATAATAAAAAAATATCTGTTAATCAATTAAGGCATATATTTTTAACTGATAAATATAAAGAACAAATTGAAATAAAAAAAGAAATTAAAAAAGATATGGAAAATATGGGATCTTCTATAAATCAATTTACAACATATGTTAAAAATTAAAAAAGTTATAAAGCATTTTTTTTTTATAAGAGTATTATATATAAATGAAAAAAATATATTTAAAAAATAAAATGGTTAATATGAGAGGAAAAGGAACAACAACATTATTATTAAGTAATGATGGTTTGGGGAATACTTATAGAACAGTTGAAGAATATAAAAAACTAACTGGAGAAGGTTTAAATAATAAATTAGAAAAAACATTATCAAAATTAAATATACAAAAAGGGGGAAAACAACAAAATATTAAATTTTCTATTTAATATATTTTTTTTATTATAAACAAATTTATTTATAAAATATTTAAATTTTTTTTTTATATAATAGATATATATAATTATGAGTGGCGATAGAATAGTTTTTGATTTGAGTAATGAAATTGAAGGAAGTCCAAATGTATTTATTAAGAAAGATTGGATTAAGGTAAATGATGATAATAATGGTAATTATAATGCTTCAACTTGTACCATTTCAACAAGTGCATTGAGTAATTCAAATAAATGGACTTCTTATAGAGAAGGATATATAAGTATGCCAATGATTATGACAATGGTGAATACTACAACACCCGTTGGGGCTGGTAATAGATTTAGACCTGCAACCGATACTGAAAGTGTTGATTATGGGCTTGGATTAAAAAATTGGTATGGTAATATAATTCATAATATTTCTGTTGATTTTAATAATGTTAGTGTTATTCAACAAACTCAACTCCTTAATTTATGGACGAGTTTTAAATTATTAACAACATTGAGTTGGTCTGATGTTACTTTAAATTGTGCTTCAATTGGTTTTTATCCTGATACAAGTGACACTTTTGGTTTTTCAACTACTGCTTCAACAACTGGAATTGGTTTATGTAATAATACAAATAGTCGTAATGCTACTGTTGTAACTGGTGCTTTTAATACATATTCTCAAAATAATGGAAATATTGGATTTTTAGAAAGACAAAAATATATAAATTATGACCCTCAAGCGGTTATCAATGCTTCAACTTATGGTACTCAATTATTATCTTCTCAAAATGCACAAACATTGTGGAAATCATACATTTTTAATAAAATTGATGGAGTAACTGGAAGTGCAAACCCTGGGGTTCTTCAATATGCAATTATGGGTCAAATTTATTTAAAACATTTACATCCTTTTTTTAATTCACTCCCTTTATTGAAAGGTGTGTTTTTAAAAATTATATTATCTTTAAATCAAACAACTGTCGCTTTCACTAAAGAGGCCGGTGGGGTATTATCAATCCAATCTGTTTCTGGTGCATTTTCTGGAACAACACCTTTTATGATTAGTGCTGTGTCGGGTCCATCAGCCACTTGTGGTATGACGATGGGCGGTGTTTTAACTGGATTAAATACTTATAAAGTAAATTTAAGTGTCGGATCTCGTTGTAATGATAGTTCAATATCTTCATTAGTTGGTGTGCTTGAATCCCCTTTGTCAAGAACAGTTCAATTATACATCCCCGCATATGTATTTAATCCCGTTTTTGAAAGAGCGTATATTTCAAGTCCTATTAAATCAATTCATTATGAAGATGTTTATAATTACAATGTTATGAATGTTATATCGGGTCAAACTATAAATCAATTATTAACTAACGGTCAAGCAAATTTAAAAAGTATTTTAGTCATACCTCTTTTATCATCTGCAAACGGTAATAATTTTTTATCTGGTTTTGCACAATTTCAGTCTCCTTTTGATAGTTGTGGTGGTGGAACAACTGCTCCGATGGCTCATTTAACTAATTTTCAAGTTGTTGTAAGTGGTCAAAATATATTAAATGATACACAAACAAGACTTTATGAAGGATTTTTGAATAATTTATCTGGTTGTAGTTCTATTAATTCAAATCAAACTGATGGAATAACAAGTGGTTTAATCTCGCAAAAAGATTATGAACTTCTTTATTGTTATCATTATGTTGATATTTCAAGAATGCTTACAATTGAAGAATCCGTCGCAAAATCTGTGTCAATTATAGGTCAAAATACGTCTTCAAGAGTATTGGATTTATATTGTTATATCTCATATGGTCAAGCAATTATGGTTGATGTTGTAACGGGCGTTAGGATCAAACAAGGTGAAATGATGTAATTACATCTTAAATTTTTTATATTTTTTACTATAAATAAAAAACATAACATATGAAATAAAACAAGTAAAGTAAATTAATAATATTTATATTTTTTTTCAAAAAATTTTATATAATACATTATATAAAAATGGAGGTTTGTAAAATATGCATTAAAAAATTATCAAGTGCCCAAAAGAAGAAAATGAGGCTTGGTAAAAAAGTAAGAATTATGAAAGGTGAAGGGATGAATTTAATAATTAAACCATATAAATTTTCATTGATTAATAGGAACTTTAACAGAGATAAAGCAATATTGGTTGAATTAGATGAAGAAGAATTAAAAAATAATTCAATGGAAGGGGGAGCTCTTTTTTCTAAAGTAAAAAATACAGTTGATAAAATAAAGAAAGGTTATGAAAAATATGTGCCCGAACAAATAAAAGGTGAAATTAAAGATACTTATAATAAATATAAAGATGAAGGAATAAAAGATTTAAAAACAATTGTTAATAAATATAAAAAAGAAGGTATTAAAGATTTAAAATCAACTGCAAAAACTTTAGGAAAAACTGCAACAACTGCACTCGCAACAACTGCAATGACTGAAGCGCCAACTTTAACTCCATATATATTAAAAGGAAAACAAATGGCTGACAAATTTATTGAAGAACAAGTCGGAAGTGGTGTTGGACTACCAAAACGATATAATAATGGGGGTGGATTATATGCATCTTCAAACGGAAGGGGAATTACTGATTTATCAAATAGACAACTCCCCCCCGCTTTAAGAAGTCAATATGACGCTAATTTTTTTGTTAAAAATCAACATTATAATAATATTCAAGGAATGGGATTGGATGGTACTGAATTAAACTATAATAAATCTTTACATCCCGCTTTAAGAAGTCAATATGACGCTAATTTCTTTTTTAAAAATCAACTATATAATAATATTCAAGGAAAAGGGCTTTATATTTAAAATAATTATTAATAGAATGTTTATAATTAATTTAAAAAATATTATATAATATAATTATAATAATGCTTACTGATATACAATTAGAAATATTATGTGAAAAAATGAATATACCATTAGAAGGTATATTTTTTAAAAGTGATCTACCAAATAAATTTAAATTTAATAAAAGTTATATAATAAATTTAGATGATGAATATAATGATGATGGAACTTTAAATTATGGATCTCATTATTGTTGCTTACAAATAAATAAAAATAATAATAATGAAATACAAAATATTTATTTTGATAGTACTAACTGCCCTCCCCCCGAAATAGTAAAGAAAATATTTTTAAAAACTATTAAAGATTATGATATTAAACAAACTAATATAAATTATTGTAAAAAAAATATTCAATCTGTTATGGCTGATTGTTGCGGTTGGTTTTGTTGTGCTTTTTTACATTATATTAATGCTTATGAAGGAAGAACAAAAAATTTATATAATGATACTGAAGATTTTTTAAATTTATTTGATGACTTAGATCAATCTATTGATTGGAAGAAAAATGAATATATTTTAAAATTATTTTTTCAGCCAAAAGAAAAAGAATTAAGAAAGGATGTTAATGTTTTGGATATTGTTAATAATGACGCTGAAAGAATTGATTTAACAAAATTTTAAATAATATAATTATCAATAATAATATGAATTGTTTTTTTTTTATTACTCATTTGATAAGTTTTATTATAACTAAATTTAATATTATTGTTTTTAAATAATAATTCAATAATCCACATTTTTTCAAGTATTAAAACAATATATGCATTTTCATTAATAATATTATTATTATGTAAATATTCATAAATTTCAAATGATGGATCTTTATAACAATCGTTAAAACTTGATAAATAAGGGGGATCTATTAAAATTAAATTGTTTGGATTATTTTTATATTTTTTATAACATTCTAATCCATCAATATTTAAAAATTTAATATCATTGTTTTTAAAAAAATCATAAATTGGATATTTTTTTAAATCAATTTCTTTTGTTATTTTTCTGTTTGGTGGTGGATAAAGGCCAGCTCTTATTGAATAAACTTTATGTTTAATAAACCATTGTAATAATTTATCATTATCTTTATTTTTTAAAAATTCTTTGTAAGATAATTTATCAACAATAATATTATTCATAATATATTTATAATCTTCTTCAAACTTTTTTAATTTTTCATCATCTTTAATAATTTCATACATTTCTTTTAAAAATATATTATTATCATTAAGAATATATTTTAAATTTTTTTTATGTAATGATATATAATAAGACATAGCACAAGAACCGCAATAAGGTTCAATAATAGTTGTTATATTTTCAAAATTAATATTATCATATATATCTTTTACTTCATTTCTTTTATTACCAGCATAAGCAATATAAAAATGATTTTTCATTATATAATATACTTATATATTATTTTTTAAAATAATAATATTAATTAATAAAAAATATAAAGAATATAATTATAAATGTATGAATTTAAAGTTTCAACAAGAAAAAACAAAAAATATGATGTTTATAAAAATGATAAATATATAATTTCATTTGGTGATAAAAGATATCAACAATATAATGATAAAATAGGCCATTATTCATATTTAAATCATCTTGATGAAAAAAGAAGACAAAATTATTATAAAAGATTTGGAAGTAAAGTAAAATACGAATCAGCAAAATGGTTTAGTCATAATTATCTTTGGTAGATATATATATATTAATAATAATAATTTGTAAATAATACATATTCATCACATATTAAAGAACAATCATATACATCTAAAAAATTTTTTTCTTTAAATGTTTTATAATTACATAAATATTTTATCAATTTATAAAATTCTATCATTTCAAATATTAATTTATTATTTTTTTCTTTTATTAATTTATTAAGTTTTTTCAATGTTGTTTTTTTTAATATTTCTTCATTATCTTTATAATAATAATTTTGTTTTAAAATAGTTTCAAAATTTTTTATTGTTTTACAAAATGAAAAAATATTTTTTTCTAAAAAATCAATTAAAAACACATCACAAAATCCATATTCATAAGATGTTAAAATAACATTATTATTAAAACTTTCTTTAATACAATTATTAAAATCTTTAACATCTTTTATTCTTTGATAATCGCACTTAGTTCTATTATTTAAAATTATAGTATTATTTAATAAAAATCTTATATTTTTAAAACCTTTGTTTAACTTTTTATTAATATTTATAAAAAGCAATAAATCATTTTTAATAAAATTTTTATGTTCTTTTGATGGTTCATTATTATCAACAAAAAAATAAATATAGTCAATAATTTCAGATGGTAATTTATCAAATTGATTTTCAATAATATAATATTTTTTATCAACAGTAATTTTCATTTTATATAATAATCAATATAAAAATTTATTTCTTTAAAGTAAATGGGGTTTGGTTTATAGATAATAATATAAATATTAATATAATCATTATATTAATATAAATAATATGAAAGTTAATGATTAATTTATGTTTTAAATGATATTATTGAATGATTTTATTAACAAAAAATTTTTTGTTAAAGCATTTATTCAATAATATTTATAATTTATATATTAATCATTAAATTTCATATTATTTTATTAATTAAATGATTATATTAATGTTTATATTATTATCTATAAACCAACCGCCAATTTATTTATAAAATAATATTATATAATTATATATAATGGTTAATAAGTGGATTGAACATATTAAAGAATATTCTAAAAAAAATAATATATCTTATTCTTGTGCTTTAAGTTTGAAAGAATGTAAAGATGAATATAATAATAAAAATAAAACTGTTAAAATGAAAGATGATAATAATTATAATATGGATGAAATATATTTATTTGATAGAAAAGGAATTTTATTATTTAATGATACATCTTTAACAAATCTTAAAAAAAATATAAAAAATAATTATAATGAAGATATTAAAGTTTTTTTAATAAAATTCATTTTTAATATTAATAATGAAAATCCTATAAAAATATCAATAGCTCTTTATACATTAACAAATAAAAATAAATTGATTATTGATTATGATAATCCGTCATTTAGTATAATATATAATAAAGAAGAATATGAAAAATACGGATTTAAAAATAATCATATTAATAAAATTATTAAAGCGTTTAGACTTAATAAAATTTCTTTTAAAGAAGGTTTAACAAATAATATTACAAATATATTAGAATATAAAAAAGAATTAAATTAAAATTAAATTTAATTAAAAAAATGGAATTATAATTTTAGTATATATATAAACAACCATTTATAAATAATATTAAATTTATTATATAAAACAATTATTATAATGAGTTACAAAAGAAGGCAATTAGAAGCGAAAAATAAAGATCTTACAAAAAAATCATTTACGATTGGGATTTCAAATTTTTTAGATTTACTACCAATTGAGATTGAAAAATTAATTTTTGATTATGCTGGTAATGATGAAACAAAAATAAAAGAATTTTATAAAGACAAGTTAATTGATAATATTATTATTAGAAATTTAGTAAAAAAAATATTTTCAAATAAAAAATTTAATTTAAAAATTGTTAATGAAAAAATATTTATTAAAAATATTCATAAATTAGACTGGTATAAGATTATTGGTTTAAATAATGTTGATAGGGTTATTGAAAGTATTTATAAAGATAATATTTTTCAAATTTTTGAAGAAAACCCAAATAATTTGATTGGAGTATTTAAATATAAATATTATAACAAGGATTTTGAATTAAAAGACAGTGCATTATACCAATTTAAAAAATATTCAAATAACGAAGATATTGAAAAAGGGTGGAATATGCTTGATTATGAAAAAATTAAAGACGAATTACAAGACAGAAATGATATTTTAGAAGATTACGGATTATATAAGATTAATGATGAAATAGCATATTATATTACACCAGCATAAATTTTATTTATTTATTTTTTATTTTTTTTTTATATTTATAAAACAAGCCTTACCGTCTTTTGTTTTATCATTTTTATCTATTGTTTTTAATAGATTATTAACACATCCAAATTCTTTTAATTCAGCATTTATTTTTTTTTTATCAAAATCATCTAATAAATTATAAACATCATTTTTATTTATACGATCAAATTTATCTTTTGTTATTATATAATTTTCAAAAATCATTTCTCTAATACTAATATTATTATCATCATCATCATCCTCAATAATAATTTTATTATTAATTTCTAAAGTTTTATTTTCATAATATTCATATAATAAATAAATAATACCAAATTTATAATTTTCATTATCATTTATTTCTTGTTTTAAATTATCTTTTTTTTTAGAATAAGCCGTCATAAATTGTTCTCCATATTTTAATAAATATGAATTATATTTTTCTTCACTTATAAATTGTTTAACGCCTTCACATCTTATATGGTGTTCTTCATTATCTTTTCCATCAAATACAATTGAATTATTCCCTAATATAATAATAGATGTATCAATATTAATTAATATTTTATCATTATATAAACTTCTACATTCAATAACATCACCGCCACTTGCTATACTTTTAATAACTTTATTACTTATTTTTTTTTGTTTTGTAATATCTTTTTCAATCTCGTCAGTTTCTTGACTTATTCCAATTCTACAATATTGAAAATCCATTAACCAACTATTTTCTTTTGCCATATCAGAAGATTTTTTGCTTTGCCTACAACATAACATATTTTCTAAATTAAATGAATTTACATAATCCTCAAAACCAACTTTAAATAATAAATAAAGTATTCCTTTACCACAATTTCTATTACCCATAAAAGACATAAAATTTTTATCTTCAATATTTGCTGTTATTGCTCTTGAAAAGTATTTTAAAACCAAATCAATTTTATCATTAAAAAGATTTTCAAATATATCTTTTTTAATATCATTAATAAATTTTTTATTTGGTTTATTAAAATATTCTTCATAATTAAAATTAATAATAATAGTTGTATAAACATTTTCAACATTTTCCCATTTAATAAATTTTCTTTCTTTAAAATCCAATACCCCATCCAAAAAACATAATTTATTTTTTGTTGATGAATGAAATTTATTATAAAAATTATCATCTTGTTTTAATGTTATTATTTTTGACATAAACGAATCATATATCGCCTTTGCATTTCTTATATTACCAGAATAAATAAGAATTTCATTTTTATCATTTGTTTTAAAAATTTGTAATCCTAAAATATAAGATATTAAATTATTATATATTTCTTTACCATCATAAATATATTTATTATTTTTTTTATAATATAATACTTTTCTTGTATATACAAAATTATCCCCAATAGTATTTATTAAATAATTTGACGCTTCGTCATCATCTTTAACAAATATTAAATTATTATTATTATTATTATTAATAAATTCTTTATTAATCTTTTTATATAATATTTCATCATCAATAGATTTTTTTAATATATATTTAATTGATGCGATTGTTATTGGTTTCTTAGTATTATTAAAGATTGTTTTATTAAGATTATCATAAAAATTTTTACATTCATTATAACCATCATATTTTGGCATCAATTCAGAAATTTTATTAAATAATTCAAATCCTAATTTTTCATTTTTTATTAAAATACCAATTGATAACCAATTATTATAATTTCCTATTTTTTCATAAACATTATATTTAAAAAGATGATTTAAATATTTATAAGTTTCATTATCATTATTAATTATATCTTCTTTTTTATTTTCTTTAGTATCTTCTTTTTTATTTTCTTTAATATCTTCTTTAATAGTTTTTTTTTCTTTTGGTTTTTCTTTTTCTTCTTCAATTGAATTTAAACCATTAATAAATAATGGTGATATTAAATTAAAATCAATTGCTGTATCAAAATACTCACAATCATAATTATTTATTTCTTTATCGGCTTTTTCCCACATATTATTTTTTCTTATAAAATCTCCCTTCAAATATTTTAATACATTAAGTTGATTTTTATATGGCGGTACATTTTCAGTTCTTATATAAATATGAATTCCTTTTGTATTTCCAGTAGTCCAAGGCATTTTTTTAATAATTTTAATTATTGATTTTTCAACATTATTATTTTCTAATATTTTAATATAATCGTCTAAAGTTTTTATTTCTTTATCGTCTAAATCAATACAATAAAAACAACTATATTTTAAATATACACTGTTTGACAATACTAATGTTTTTTTTTCTTCGTTTGTTAATGGTCTATATTCATTTTTTGATATTTTAAAAGATGTTGGGGCTTTTAATTCTTTTGTTTTATAAATTTCTATTTTGTTATTAATTGCATCAATACTTAAATTATTCATTTCTCCAATTGGTTGTTTAACAATACTTCCGTCTTCTTTAGTAAATAAAAAATAATAAATTGGTAAATAAGGGATTTCATAGTTATCCAAAAATGTAGTTAATTTAATTGTATTTGTCATTGTGTATATATATATAAAATAGAAAATTATTTTTAATATATTTTAATTTAATTATTAAAAATAAAAAATATTAATTGGTTTATAGATTTTTTTTTAATTCTTTTTTTTTTTTATATGTTTCTCTTCTTTTTTGATTTATTTTATCTTTATTATTAGAACGATATTTATAAATTGCTTTTTTTTGTGCATCAGTGTAAGAACATTTAATAATAATTATATTAGTGTTTTCAATATTAGTAATATTAGTGTTTTCAATATTAGATTGTTCCATTTTTGTATATCTATATAATATATGTATATATATTTTTTTTTTTATATTATTTTAATTTTATTTAATTCATAATATTCATTTACTTTTTTTTTATATTCCATAATATATTTAGTTGGTATATTATCATTCTTTTCCATTTCTTTTATTTTTTTTAAATAATATTTATATTTTGTTTTTTCTTTATTTTTTTCATTATATTCTTTTTGATATTCTTTATATTTAATATAATGATCTTTGTTTTTTTCTTTGTTTTTTTCTTCATATTCTTTAGACAAATGATATTCTTTATTTTTAATGAATTCTTCATTCATTTTTTCTTCACATGTTTTATTTAATACTTCATATTTTTTAATCATTGAAGGATTATTTGTATTTAATGTTGAATTTAATATATCATACCAATATCTCTCTCTTGATTGTGCTTCATTTCTATCCATACAAGGCCATTTTTCAATTTCAATCATAGACCAATTAAACCATCCCCCATTATTTCTTATAAATGTATATATTTTTAAATTATAATTTTTAGATTTTTCATTATTACAATCCGACTTATGGTTATATTTTCTATTTGTAAAATCCGTTGTGCTTCCAACATATAAATCAGTTATATTTAAATCATTACAAACAATTTTATAAATTATTGTGTTAGTATAATTTATTATCTTTCTTGGCATATTTAAAAATTATTATTAATACTTATAAGATTTTTTAAACTCATTAATTTATATTATTTTAATTATTATTTTTAAAATTCGATGTTTCTCCCTTTTTTATAGTAGATTGACCCCTTAAATCAAAACTTTTATTTTATTTTAAAAAAAAAAAAATATATTTTTTTCAAATAAAAAAATTATTTTGGTTTTAAGGTATAAAAAACATAGATTTGAGTATATTTAGTAGATTGTTGATTTATAGTATATTTTTATAATAATATGAAAATATTTAAAAAAAAATATATAAGTTAATTATATAATGAATTCAGAAAAAGTTGAAAAAGTCAAAATTATAGCATATTATCGTTTAGGTTTAAATCCATTCACAAACTCAAGAACATTAACAAAATATAAAAAACAAGAATTAATTAAGTTATGTAATGATATTTATAACAATGAAAATGATGATAAAATTGATGATGAATTTAATAATATTGTTTGTAATGATATTTTGGATGTAATAAAAGACTATACTGTTTATCCAGTAAAACAATTATAATTGAATTATTTTATATATTATATAATATAATATGAGTTCGGGACAACCAGTTAATAATATTGCAGATATGAAAAAAGTAAGAGATAGATATATTAACAATTTAGATTTAGAAATTGAAAATAATGATTATAATTTAAAACAGAATAAAAAATTTTTATTTACGGGTGTAACTTCAAAATTGAAAGATTATAGAACAGTGGATGAAAAATTAAAGGATGTATATAAATTAAAGACAGATTTAAGAAATGATTTATTAGAAATAACGGACGGTTCTAATGCACAACAAATAGTTAATTCTTTGGCAGATAATGATGTTATTTTTTTAGCTCAGAATATTGAAAATATTAAAACAGATATTAAAAAAAAATTTAAATATGGTGTTTTATCAGACTTATTTTTAGATTACTTTAATAAATATACTCAATTACAAAATAAAAATTATGGTTTATTAAATCCATTTTATGAAACAACATTGGATAATATATCAAATAAAATTAATTCTATTAATAATGTAATAATTAATACTATGGATATTGATTATTTAAAACAAGCATTGGAAAATGTAAAAAATGAAGAACCCCAAAAATATAATGATTTATTAAAAAGATTGAATTTAATTGAAAATCAAATAAATTATGTTAATTTTCATAAAGACAATATTGAAGATATGACAAATGAAGAAAAAAGAGAATTTGATAATATAGTTCAAACACTACCATCACAACAATTTATGCAAGATGTAGCAGATGAATTAAATGAAGATATAAGCAGAGACAGAAAAATTGAAGTATTAGCAGAATTGAAAAATAAAATGCAATCTAAAAGTGACTATAATCCTCCAAATGAAGATCCCGAAAGTTTAAGAAAATTATTAACTATGGATGAAATAAGGGGATTAAAATTAAATGATTTAAAACAATACATTAATTATTTATCAAGTTATTTGGATAAAGATTCAATATATCAAAATGCAATGACTAAATTAAAAACAACAAGAAAAAAACAAGATTATAAAGATTTTTTTAATGAATTTAATGATGATTTATATTCAAGTGGCCTACCAACATATTGGGATTGGGAGTTGGGTAATCAAGGAGCAAATAAAGATGAAAAAAAATATAAAAGTGATATAAATGATTTTTTACAACAACAATATGAAGAAACGGGAAGATATCAAGAACCGTTAAAATTAGAAATGATGACTGAAAAAGAAAAAGAACAAGAACCGTTTATTTCATTAAAAAGATATTTTAAATATATATATGATAATTTACAAGATAATGAACCATATAAAGAAAAAATTGATAAAATTTTAAAATCAAAATCATATACTGGAAATAAACCATTCATTAGTTTTATTAATCAATATAATGATGAATTATATAAAACTGGAATAAAAACTTTTAAAGATTGGAAACAAGAAAATCAACGAACTGGAAAAGGTGTTTTATATACAAATAATAAAAAAATTAGAATGAAAGGAAGAGGAATATCAATTGATAAGATTGATTATAAAAATTCAATAAATCAAGATAAAAAATTTTTATATTTTGGTAAATATCTTATTGATAAAAATAAATTAGAACATAATAATGTATTATCTTTAAAATCAAAAAAAGGAACATTAATTAAAAGTGATATATTAAATAATAAAATTAAAGACATTTTATTGGAATTTATAAAACAAGGTAAATTAAATTATGATGAATATTATAATTTATCAAATGAAGAAAAAAATTATATTTATGATTTATATAAACAATCTAATTTAATTGACAAATTAAATATTAAAAGTCCCGATAAAAGTGAAAATGACAAAATTATAGATAGATTTTTAATTTTAAAAGGTCAATTAAACGCTGGTAACGATAGTATTGAATTGATAAAAGAATTTAAATTAATATTATTGAAATTAAAAAATATGAAAATGCTCCCAAAAAATGAAGTTAATAATATGTTAGAATTATTATTATCACTTGGATATTAAAAAATAAAATATAATAAATATTATATGAAAAGTATAAATGACATTCTTAAAGAAAAAATAAAACTTTATAAAATAAATAATGAAGTTATTAAAATTGAAAAATCAATAATAATAATGAAATTATTATGTAATGATAAAATTGAAGCATATAAATATAATAAAAAAATTAAAAATATAATTGATAATAATTTATATTTTTTTTATAAATAATATTATATATATAAAATGAGAACATTAATTTTAAATCAAACAAATTTAATTAATGATGGTCAAAATAATAAAATGGTTTATAAATTTCCAAATAGTGTTGTATTCAAAGACGATTATATAAGTTTTGGTGGTATTAGTATGTATTATAGTTGGTTTAATATAACCGCTCAATATGCTAATAATATTTTTTCTTATACTTGGTATAATGGTTTATCCGTTGCTACTGTTTTTCAAATTGTTATTCCTGATGGTATTTATGAAATAATGACAATCAATGAATATTTACAATTTGAATTTATTAAAAACGGCCATTATTTAATTAATAGTACGGGTGATAATGTTTATTATGCTGAATTTATTTTAAACCCTTCAAGATATGCAGTCCAATTAAACACTTATAATGTTCCTACAAGTCTGCCCGTTGGTTGGTCTAATCCCGCTGGTTTAGTTTTTAATAATGTTACATTTAATCCTGTAATTCAAATTCCTTTAAACTTTAATAAAATTATTGGTTTTTCATCTTCTTTTATTTCAAATACAAATTTTAATAATGCTGATATTGCGCCGTTAAATTCAACAATTGTTTTTAAATCTGGATCAACTTTTTCATATATTTCAAGTATGCCCCCAAATGTACAACCAAATTCAAGTATATTATTGTCATTATCAAATATTGATAATGCTTATGCTACTCCATCAAGTTTATTTTATACAATAGTACCAAGTAATGTAAGTATTGGAGGTTTAATCAATGAAAGACCCGCGGAGTTTATTTGGAATAAACTTATTGATGGAACTTATAATGAACTTAGATTATCATTTTTAGGAAATGATTTTCAACCAATAAAAATTAATGATCCATCAATAACAGTTATATTGGTTGTTAAAAATACTAATGAAAGAATTTAAAAAATTAATTTTTAAAAACTTTTATAAAAAAATTATACTTGTATTTTTTACGGTAGTGCCGTATTATATTTTTTCTTCATTAGTTAAATTATTATTAGATTTCATTTTTTGAATTTTATTTAATTCAAGTTCATCCAATTTCTCTTCATTAGATATAGAACGAATAATTTTTATACAACATATATTAACTTCACTGCATTTTGATTTATAACAATATGAACCCATTTTTAATATTAATCCACTAACAATTGTTATAAAAGTAACCCAAAAAACTTCTGATAACATATTATAATATATTCATTTATAATTTTTGTATAAATCCTTTTCTAAATTCATTTAAATTTAAATCAATAACTAACGGGCAGAATTGTTCTTTTGTTGCATAATTATACATTTCTAATAATTCTTCTTTTGATTTTATTAAAGAACATTCTGATAAAATTAAATTAATATCTTTTTTTCCTGATAACTTCAAAAGAATTAAATAATTTGTATTACATCTCATTATTTTTGGTATTTTATAATATGATTGACTAATGAAAATAACACTAATATTAAGTTTTCTACATCTTATAAACATATCACAAACAACCTTAAGA